CTCGCGTTCATATTCGAGCCGTTAGCGTTAGCCGGGGTAGCATTTGAAGCCATGGTCTCCGTGGAACACACAAATCCTTGTGGCCGCCTTTTTCTGCACGCAACTTGTTGGGGGTTGCGTAGCTATGGCTGGTTTGGTCGCGTGTTAGCACTTATTCTACATCTCGGGTGGAATTATTGTGCTGACACATGTGGTATGCGGTATGCGAAGTTTCGCGACGTATTTTCTAAGGGCGAGTTACTTGAAGACGTGTCCGGTTGTGTTTCAGATATCCCTGAGTTTGAAACATTGCCGTCGTACACATCTATCATGGTGTCTGGGCCGAAGAATTTACGCGGTGAAATTGTTGTCTTTGTGGACAACTGCGAGGTCACAATTGAAGAGGCGTTCCATTTGTTGGGACGTCCGGCTGGTCGGAATGTTATCCATCCAGTCTTGATCACGCAACGCTTACTGCAACAACCCGCTAACAATGAAACCAATTTGTTGGCGGCTGTCCTCTTCCGTGTACATAATGATCCGTTCGCGGAATCAGAGTTCACAAATGAAGAGAGACACGAGAGATGGGCTGAGTTGGGTGCATTTTTTGTCAACCATCTATTTGAGGGAGGGCGCTGTGCGGTGTACAGCGTCCAAGACAACATTCAACTCATGGGAAAGAAAGGATTGCGTATCGGAGTCGCGTACGACGAAGATATGAAAGGTAAAATCCAATTCCCGCGCAAAACTATAAACTTGAAATGGAATGAAACCATCTCTTCACAAAAAGAGGTAAATGGGTTCATTACCATGAAGCCCCGCGCTATTCAGAATTTACCAGCTTTAACTCACGCCATGATGGGCGGATTCGCTCGCTCTTTTGCGAGTGAACTACATTCCCGATTTGACGGGCGTGTGTGGGATATTGCTGGGGTCCCTGTTCGTATCTTCTTTGCTTCGGGATACAATCAGGCAGGCCTTTCTGAAATTGGACGAGTCGCACTGGAAGGTGTCACTACATTTGCTATGTCAGGAGACGATTCATTCGTCGCCTGGGGTGGAATTGGTGACACTTTCGGTGGGGAAGCTGATCAAAGTCAATTTGATCACACCCAAGATGATGGACCCATGAGGTCCTTCATGCGACCCGTCTTAGAAAATTTTGGTTTTCCGGAAGAGTTCATTCGGACAGCTTATGAAGCTTGTTCGTCTGGATACACTCTTAAGAAAAACCGTCTTTTCGCGAAGGGGCAGGCAGGCACGCAAATGCCGACTGGGATTACGACGACAACGTCGTTTAATTCGCTCAGCACACTTGCTATGTTTGTTTGGTTTTTAATTAACCGAAAACGGTTGTCTAGTC